CTTGGTGATGGCCTTCCTAATGACGTCGCGTGAATGCGTGAAGCCTAACGCCTGACGCGTGGCGTGGATCGTGCCATGACGCTGGTAAGTTTCGACGATGACTGCGTCTCGCTTGGCCTTTTCTTGCCGCGCAAGTTCGGCGAGCTGCCGGGTTTTCAAATCACAGGGCTTCATTGTCAACAGGTTGGTTTTGTCATTCGACCATGCAATTCTGACCCGTGGTGTCGGGCCACGCGTGAAGGGGGTGGGGTCCTAGAAGACTCCCTAATGGGGGGTTATGGGCTGTTTTCACGGGTTATGCGGTGTGGGGCGGGGGCGGGCCTGCTTATGTTTGTCGCGTCTGGCATTAACGTGCGGGAACATTCCGACAGCGTCAGAGTTCACGGCGCGTTGGATTTCCTTGGCTCGGCTACGCATCCAGAAGTGGGAACGTCCGTACATCTTCCCGATCGTGCGGGAGTCCAGGCATCCGGGCAGGGACAGCGCCCACCTCACCGTCTCGACGTGACGACGGAAGGCGAAGTTGTCAGTCGCGGCCAGCGCGTCGATGAAGCCCTTGAGCATCACGCCCACATGATCGCGAGAGATGAAGGCTTCTGTCTCCTTGCGTAGGTTGTCACCATCACGCGTCGACCAGGCAGGATGATTGGCATCGACTTGGAAGACGTGCCGGGACTGGGACATCTCGCGGTAAGGCAGCACGCCGTTCTCGCGCATCTTCTCCTGCACTTTCTTAGGCTGAGAGAAGAACCAAGCGTCAAAGCTCTTCGCATCCTTTGCCGGAGCAGAGAGGTCGTTGATGCTGGCCTTGGTCACGGCTATGTAGTGGAAAGGATATTACTCAGCGGGCAAGTGGCAAAGGTTGTGCCAGTATCCGTCGATGTCATACCTGAGCATAGCCTTACGCGTGAAGCGATAGGTCAGTGAGGTATACCTGCCATCGTAGTCGAGCGTCTGCTCCACGATCTCCTTGAGTTCGGCTGATGTCATCTTCGCCGGCCATGTGCTGATGACTTCCCTGATCGCCTTGTCTTTCCCTTCCTTGACTGCCTTGGCTGCCTCGGTGGCCTGTTGCCGGATATGCTCCATCCTCTCAGGCTGTTCCCTCCAAGCCTTCTGCCTGTACCTGGTCAGGTTCAGCTTACGCAGGATCCATCCTCTCCGCGCCTTGGTACGGTTCGGTTTGGTCATCGCGTAGAACTTGCCTCCTCGCCAGAGACTCGGTCGAACCCCGAGCGTAAGCGACAAGGGGTGAGACTAGAGTCACCCTTGTACGAAGTACATGGGACGGAAGTTGAGTCGGATGTTGATAAGGGAATTAGCATTGGGTTTAGGGTGGGGGACGGGTGTTGACCCTCAGTTGACCTTCAAACGCCTTGGCGACCCCTTAGCGGGGCTGGAATCGCTATGCCTTGGGGCTACCTCAACCCCACTTTGGGAGGGGGGCTGGCTGTATTCCCAGCGGATGACCCCCTTCTCGGCGGCGTGGCGGATGTGAATCTCGCCCTTGAACTGCCCTTCGGAGTCTCGGAGACCGGCACGGCCACGGCGCTTGGTCAGGCCGAACTTATAGATCGGCTCGTCTCCCTGGCATCGGAAGAGGACGGCGACCTCGCGGAAGTAGTTGGTGAACTCGGACGACCCTAGGCCCGCATAGGCTAGGTCGGCGACAGTGTGGCCTTCCTTGTCACTGGCGGCCTTGGGCTTGCCGGTGTGGTGCATGGCCACGAGGACGGCGCCTGTTTCGAGCAGGATTGGGGCGAGGTCATGGCGCAGGAACTTGGAAGCCTGCTCCTGGTCGGAGACGTCGATGCCGGCGAAGGAGAGCAGCGGGTCGACGAACACGATGTCTGCCCGGTGTTCACGGACGAGGTCGGCAAGGGCTGCGGTGAAGGCGGTGCCCGTGCTGACGGTGTCGCGGAAGATGGCAAGGGACTCGCGCAGCTGGTCACGCTCCTGGCTGTCGAGGTACGCACCTGCCACGACGTCCTGAAGGGCTTCGGACACGTCGCCCGCGTCATTCTCAGCCTGAAGGATGATGGCCCGCAGGGGTCGGGCTGGCTTGATGCCGAAGAAGTCACGGCCTAACGCCCAATGGACAGCGGCCTGCATCATGAGGGACGACTTACCCGTGCCGGACTGCCCGACGATCAGGAGGGAGCCGCCCTTGCAAAGCCAGCGGTTGCCGAGGACGGTGTTCGGGTCGTCCTTGCGGTCGAAGGCCATGAGGTCATCGAAGGCCATGCGCTTAGGGCCGTGCTTGACCTTGGAGCCCTTGCGCTTGTCGGCGAGGCGGGCATAATGGTCGAGCAGGACGTCAGGGTCAGTGGTCGGGTCGAGAGCGTGTCCTGCTAGGTTGGCGGCCTCGCGTAAGGTCGCCATGCGCCGGATGATGTCGACGTGTTCAGGGCGATATGTCGATTGACCGCATTCGGTGACCAGGAGGGAGACGCTTGTGGCGTCCACTGGCGATCGGTCAAAGCGAAGCCGCTCGGTGACGGTCAGTTCGTCGGCGACCATCCCGTCGAGCTGAAGCGAACAGATGGCACGGGCGATGTCAGCGTGGGCGGGCTCGAAGAAGTCGTCGTGAGATAGGTCGGCGGGGAAAGGGAGCGCGTCACGCAGAAGCACACCGAGAAGGTGGCGTTCCGCCGGCACGTTGTTCGGAGGAGTCATGGAAGAGAGGTTTGGGGTTTGGGGGCGTGGGTGCCCTTGGTCAAGATGCTTTGCGTAGGAGGCGGTCTAGGTCGGCCTTACGATAGTGGGGAACAGGGCGAGGTGTGCGCAAGACCTTGCGGGCGATGTCAGCGCCGTCGATGCGGTATTGGATGCCGCGGACGGTGCGCCGAGACTTGCGGGCGTACTGCGTGAGGGTGATCCATCCTTCAGGGGTCTTGAACGCCTCAAGGGCTAGGGCGGCCTCGAGGGCCTCGGCCCATGTCTTGAAGCGGGGCGACAGGCGATAGATGAGGCGCTGATGTTTGATGCGGCGCTCTTCGGCGAAGCCTGCCCTGACGATGCGGGCGACCGGGCCGCGAACACCGGCGAGGGTCTTCAGGCCGAGGAGCGGAGCGATGTCGATGGTCCTGATCCAGCCAGCGGGGAGGTCTCTATAATCCTCGCGTAAGGCGTCGATGAGGCCAGCGGGATCGAAGCGTTTCATCGGGCCTTCGGGGTGAAGACCTTGAGGTCGGTGGTCCAGACCCATCGGCTGCCGACGCGGTGGACGAGCCAGACCTTCCAGTCCTTGCCGTCGACCCAGCCAGCGGCGAAGCCTGAGCCCCAGCGGGAGGTGGCGAGGCGGTGCGAGGCGTAGGCCATGGCGTCCTTCTGGCAAAGACAGCCAGCGGAGAACGCGGCCCCACCTTCGGCCTTGGTCAAGTTGACCTGGGCAAGCGTGTGCGTGTGTCCGTGGATCAGTGCGCCGCCTCGGTCGGCGTAGTGCTTGCCCTGCTCTGCGGTGGCGTTGAGGCCGTGGGCGTAGCCATGAATAAAAGCGACCTGCCCTAGTCTGTAGACGCCCTTCTCGGCGTGGTAGGGCAGGATGGTCTTGGCTCCGCAGCTCTTCGCGGCGGTCTTGATGCGGGCCTCTAGGTCGGCGCAGTAATCGCGTACCAGGGCGGAGCCCGAGGTATGCTGAAGGGCTTGGGCGCGGTGCTCGTGATTGCCCATCAGGTAGACCGTGGGCTTGGTCCGTTCGAGGAAGGCTTCACCGGCCTCGATGTCGGAGATGAGGGACTCAGCGCCTTCGGCATCCTGCCCGGCTCCACGGCGGAGCGATCGGAAGTCGAAGCAGTCACCGAGGTGGACGCGGACGGTCGGCTTGTAGTCCTTGATGAACTCGACAAGGGCCTCGACGGCGTTCTCGTCGGCCATGTCGCCGTGGTTATCGCCGAAGGCCACGAAACGGGTCGGGGTGCTCACTTGATTGAGAGGTATGGGATGGGCTTGCCGGCATCGAAGGCCGCAAGCATCTCGTCACGTCGGCTGCGGGCCGTGGTCAGGTCTCCGCCGATGTTCTCGACGATGTCCTTGCCGCGACGACGCAGGCGAAACCAATAGCAGTCGCCCAGGCGCTGGAGGTGATGGTTCGGGTTGTCCTTCACGTTGCGCTCGGACTTACGCTGTCCATGGCACACGGTATACTTCGGGCAGGCGAGCAGGAAGGCCACGCGCTCAGGGGGCAGGCCGACCTTGCGGGCCCACGCCAGAGTCTCAGGGGTCAGAGTCTCCATGACTTGGCGAGTAGGCGGCCCTCCGACATGATCTGGTTACGGGCGTCAGGCTTGAAGATATACTCCTGGTCAAAGGAGTGGCTAGCCCGCAGCTCGGCGATACTGTCAAGCTCTTCGTCATTTGCCGGGCCGACGCCAGCGGTGGCGACGTAGACCGTGCGGACCTTCCAGCCACGCTCCCAGAGCACGTCCTGAATGACGCGAAGTTCGTTTCCGTACCGCAGATCAGAGCAGACCACAGTCTCAGGGCTAGGCTGATCAGCGTGCTTCATCACCGGCACCCAGTTGGCGAAGTGCCGGGCGAATACGTCGGAATCAAGGCGCCGTGCAAAGGTGCCAGCGTTCACAAGAAAATCCCTGTTGGCTACCTTGAAGTCCTCGTTGAAGAAGTCACCCTCTAGCCCGAGATAATCGAGATAGTGATTGGAGGCTTCTTTGAGCGAGTCTGCGATGTTAATATGCTCTGCGGGTCGTGTCGCCCATTCAAGGAGTCCGGTGCAAAGTGTGTCTTTGCCCGCCCTTGCGAATCCAGCCACGAGCACAAGTGTGGGTGCGGCCATCGGCGTGGGTGCCTCGGTCATGAGTTAGAAGGGCGGGGCTTCGGTGTGCGACTCAGGCACGATGGGCTTCTGGCCGCCCTTGGGGAAGGTCAGCTTGTATTTGAACTGAGGCTTGCCGTTCCACTCGCCGTTCGGGATGGCCTCGACGCCGATCAGGCAGGTCTTGCCGCAGGCGGGTTCGATGTACTGCATGAACTCGGCGGGGGTCGCGTCGAGGCGCAGCTCTTCGGTGAACTTGCCGGAGAACTTGCCGATCAGCATGGCGAGGGGCTTGCCATACTTGGAGCCGTAGGACTTGCTCAAGCAGTTGCCCTGGTCGTCGAGGAAGAACAGGCGGGCGGAGGATGTGCCGTCCTCGTTGTGCTTCACCTTCTCGAACTTCGGCTTGATGAGCTTCAGTTTGTAGGTGCCGTTCACTTCGATGGACTTCAGGGGCGGGCGGTCGTTTTGGTTTTCCATGGTGGGAGATTAGGCGAAAGAGATGTTGGTGGCGGCGCTGGGCTTGGCGGCGAGGTCGATGGTGGTGATCTCCTTCTGGTACCCGGGCCACTCGCCCGACGCGGTGCAATCCTTATAGAGTTTGATGGCCCGCTCAAAGTCGAAGGCGGCGTTGGTCATCAGTTCCGGCCCCAGCTCGTAGACGGCGGTCGCATAGGGCGGCTCCTTCTCGACGGCGATGAAGCGGAAGCCAAGGACGCGGCACTTGTAGGCGGCCTCGACGGCGTGCCGGTAGAAGTATGCCTGGAGGTTATAGCGATACTTGCGGACGGCGGAGAGGAAGCCGTGCGGGCTTGCGTCTTCGCAGGTCTTAAGGTCATAGATATAACCATCCTCGGAAATCCCGTCTATTGCACACTTGACCAGCGTGTCGCCGAGGAAGGCCGTGAACATGACTTCGGTCTTGGAGAGGACGATGCCGTGCTCCTTCATGCAGCCGATCGCGGCGTTCGAGACAGCGTCGACGAGCGCGCCTTCATCGGCGGTCAGGATGGCCTTGCCTTCGTTAGCGGTGACGAACTCGGCCCACTCGGCCTTGCCTTTCTTCGTGCGCTTGTCGACATCGGGGGCGATGGCGTGGGTGGCGTTGTATGCGTCCAGCCCTTCGAGGGCGAGCTTGTGGACCGCGGTGCCGACCCGGAGAGCCTCGGACTCTTCGCGGGTGCGGGCGAGGTACGCCTGGTAGTGAGCGGGGGACTTGAGCAGTTCCTTGGCGCCGCTCTGGTTAAGCGCTTGGATGCCGTCATAGATGACGCGTTCGGTGATGAGGTCGGGCATTGGTGTTCGGTTTGGTGTTCTGGGTTGGTGGGAAATTAGAGCAAGGCCATGATGGCCTCGGCCTGATCGGGGCGACGGCGCTTGATGGCGGTGACGCACATCGTCGAGCCGACGGCGAAGCGGGAGCAGGCGACAGGACGCTGGGAGTAGGTCATGCACTTGCCGGCCTTCGACAGATAAGGGCATCTGGCAGGGAGTTCAGCCATAGTCTGTCCGAAAATCTCAAAGACAGAACCTCGAGCATCGTAAAACTCGGTTGTGGTCGGGGACGCGTCGATAGGCAGGAGGATGCTTTCGCAGCAGGCTCCCTTGCACAGTTCACAGGCTGTCATCTTCGGGGCTGGCTTCTTCGACGGAGGCGGAGATGCGGCGGACATCCTCGATGGCCTTCTCGGCGGCGTTCTCCATCTGCTCAAGGGTGTTCCGCAGGACGCGCAGCTGGACGACCAGGACATGGACGCGGTCATGCAGGGGCTTGACGGCGGCGGCTTCGTCGGCGAGTTCGATGTGATCGGCGAAGACCTGTAGCTCGGTGATGGC